TAACGTCTCTCCTTCTTGAGGTGTAAATACGTTAGCTATAGAGACTATTTTGCCAGGTATAACATCTTCATAATCTGTTCCCTGTATACTGTAAGATGCTGTAGTATGTAATGTTCCTCCTGTTCCGTTATATACTGAAAACTTAAACTGACCTCCTGTAAAATCATTTACACCATCAGGTCTATCTGTTAGTATTGAAGCTTGTCCTGAAGGAACCAATCCTCCTCTAAAGTTATATCCTGTTCCATTATTTGGATCTACCTGACAAGGAAAAACAGTTATGAAATCATTTGAAAGGTTTGGGTATACTGTTACTGAAGATGAAGGTGATGTCCCATACTCTTCTCCAAACTCAACTTGAAAATCTTTACACTTACTTGTTTGATCTACAGGTGAAGTAGCATTTTCAACTATATCCGGACCTAAAAGATTCTCTGTATCATAGATCAGGTTATCATTCATTATCCTTGAAGGATCAAATACAGCTTGTTGTAAAGCGTTAGGGAATTGTCTTATCCTTGCCAGTCTATCGGATGAACCAGATATATATACATCCATAACGTATTGAAACTGAGGTTGTGTTGCATTAGATGATGTTACCTGATATACAAGGTTTGTATAAGAACAGTTTGGTGAGGTTGGTTGTTGTGCTATGTTTATTGCCATTATCCTATAGTTATGTCTTCAAGGTTATCGTTTATGTTGATCATTACTTCTTTAACTGCAGCCTCTTCCAATATATCTAAACCTTGACCTCCCATCACATTAGATATAGAAGGGTTTATGAAAGGTTTTGGTTTAAGACCATTTTGTGCTATAGATATCCTTACTGCGAAAGGTAAACCAGATTGTTTTGAAATGATAGGTTTAACAAACTGTCCTATGTTAAAGAATGATTGTGGATTCTTTGCATACTTTGATTTTGTTCCTCTTACACCTGAGTCAACATAGTTACCGTAATCGTTCATAGATCTTTCAAGACCTATACCTTCATTGGTTTGAACGGTTTTGTATTTTACGCTATTTTTTAAGTTACCTTTAGCACGCGAAGTTGTCACGCGATCTATGGTAGCTCTAAACTCGGCAGTTAGAAGCTCCCCTATCTGTTGTAATGCATTTAATATAGTTTTATTCATTATGCAGATCCGGAAGGGTATTGACAGAAGTCAAGGGCAAATGGTGTAGATACATCTATTGTACCCATCCACCCATACAATCTGTCGGCAAATGCCTCGTTAACAGGAATGGCCTGAACAAGATCAACACTATATACTTGTGATCTTGAGGCTGGTCCATAATCAAAATAAGCCATCAAATCATACAGATATATTTCAGTATTGGATATAACGTCTATATTCTGCCCATCATATATATTGGGCTGGTCAAGACTATATAACTCAAACTGTAAGGTTCTACTTCCGTCCAATAATGTGGCAGAAAGAGGTCTTAAAAAAATATAAGGATACAATCTATTTTGTGAAGATGCATCCAGGAAATCAATAGTCCCGGCATCAAACGCTGCTATTTGATTGTGCAGGTTACATGCATTTTCAAACTCATTGATTATATCTCTGTATGGGATGTTATATTCCATTATTTAAGTTTTGTAATAACAGACGTTGGAACTCCCAGTCTTGCTGCTATTCTATGATCATCCCATCCATGTTGTTTATACCCATCGATGAAATGTTTTATAGCCGTTACAGACATACCGTTGTATTCCTCGTTTGTCTCAATTGTTTTGCTTGTGTCTGCCGTAGGTTCTATATCATCCTGTATGATAGTATCGTCGATGATTAATTCTTCTTTAGACACGTTTTTTTTCTTTGCCATAATTTTACCATTTAGATTTAGCCTTACCCCCATCCTTCCATGATTGTTTGTATTTAGAAGGTTTTGGTTGTTGTTTTTGACATCCACATGACTGGATGGTCTTGTATTGTTTCATGTTGTAGATTAAACTACCTACAAGTAAAACGATAAATATGATTGTTTCCATTTAATATCTTTTTATGGAAGGGTTTTGTAATTGTTCCACTTCCTTGTTATAGTCTTTGTCCACCTGCAAATAATTTAACGTTGTAATACAGTTTACGTCTGTAATGCAGGTATCTCCTGTAATTGTAAGTATGCCGGTTTTGGAGAGGTTGTAGATAATCCCCCACCAAGACCAATGCTCTGACCAAGACTTGTTAGTAGGTGTGTCTGCATCATCGCTCTCATCTTGGGTTGATCCTGAGAAGAGATCGTATTGTTTAAATACAGATTTCCTGTAGTCAAAAAAAAACCTATAGCACCTAAAATGATGTAAGCCGGGAAGTCTTTAAAACCTTCCGATACTTCATCACAATAGTCTGAGTCATACTTTTCAACCTTGTAATAATCAAACACGTTAGCTACCCTGTTCTGTAAAATCTTTAACTGATGATCGATTGTAAACTTAAGTGTTTTAAACTTATGCTTTTTAACCGGTCTATACATTAAAGCAGCTATCTTGTGTAGATTTTCCTCTACGTTTTCACAATAGTGTTCAAGGTCTACATACTCTCCCAATGTCTGGGAGTTAATGTGACTGTATCCATGTAGTTTACCATTCCATTCTATCAAGCTGTGGAATTCTGAATTGTTAACGTCAATATCTTTAAACTTGTCAAAGATCTTTTTCATTGACTTAACATCCCACTGCTCGACCTCATCAAGAGGATATTTGGTTAAAGCAGATACAGTTGTTGTTAGGTATTCAAATTTAGTTCCTTTCTGTCCTTTAGCCATTGCCTGGTATTGACCTATGGTTAGGTAAGGAGGTAATTCAAACGTTATATTCTTCTTCATATGAAAATAAATAGTATATCGGTGTTATTTAGGACCTGTGGTTGGATTGTAGCTATCCTGCCATACAGGCTTTACATTTGCCACCCTTATAGGTTTACGTTCTATAAACTTAACCCTTGAGTAATTGGCCATCAATAGAGCATCTATGTGATCATCTTTATGACCGGGTCTATGACCAAATGATAGTTTACCCGTTGGTGACATTTTGTAGCTGTAAGATGAAAATTCTCTGTGTAGGGTTGGACATAATTGTTCTGATGGTAACTCTATAGATAAACTCTCTATGTCTGCAATTAACTTCCTTACCATCTCTGTTTTGTTATCTTGTGTGGTTGTAAAAGGTCTTACCTTTCTATACTTGTCTTTCAATAGGTCATATGTAGCTCTTCCTATTCCGTTTATCTCCACATACCCTCCTACAACACGGTATCTTTGTAACACATTGTTAAATCTTGTGGCTACGGTATTGATCTCGGTGTTACTTATAGATTCTATATGAACCACTCTTCCCATAGGAGAGATACAAATTAAAACTGAAGCATCATCCGATAGACCGGTATCTATACCTATAAACACTTCCTGGTTTCTTACCTCGTCATATGTGTTAATATTTGATACTCTATCTATACCCACGAACACGTCATTGGCAGCATCTACAAATTGTGCTTCAAACTCTTGTTTAAATAAATCTATGGGTAAACTTTTACGTGCCTGATCTACCAGTTCTTGTTTAACATACGGACATTGATCCAGTTTAAATCTTTGTTTAACAACATCCTCTTTGTTATACCAATCATAGAAATGGTTCTTACCCTTTGGTGTTGATATCATAAGACATTTTTTTCCTGAAGGGTTTAATGTAGGTAAGATGTTTTGTGTGATGGTTAATTCTTTCATAAACGCCATCTCATCTAAAACAAGATGACTGAATCTAAAACCTCTTATTGAATCAGGTGAATCAGCAGATAAAAACTTTAACGTTGAACCGTTCATAAAAGACAGTAGCATATCCATTCTATTTCCCGATACGATCAATTCTTTAGATGAACGTGAGAATATATCATAGACACTCTTAGCTTGTGAATAAACCGGTGATATCCATCCACCTCTACGTCCGGGTTTCTGTAAGAGCCAATATAACATCAAGTTAATGGACAATAAGGTCTTTCCTGACCCTCTCGGACTTACAACAACACCAAACAAGTCTTCTGTATCTGAAAACTTATCTATAAACTCTTTCTGTAAGGTATATGGTTTAAATAACTTAATCTCCATCTTCTGTATCGAACGACACTTGGATGGTTTGTTTAACCTCCTGATCTATCTTTTGTATATCATTACCTGAATACTTATAGATCTGATCTACGGCTGCCTTCCTCATAGCTTCGTTCTCTGAGAATAATAATCTTTCTATCTCTTCTGTGGCTGGTTTTAAAAGTCTTTGTAATTGCTCTTTCCATCCCTCTTCGTATTTTTTCTTGGCAAGGGACCAGTAGTGACAATATTGTTGTTCACTCTTATCTCCATACTGTTCATGACACAATTCAACCCACTCCCTTTGGAGGATAGGTATTTCTCTTTTGTATCTTAGGTTAAAGCAGTTATCAACCCTCTCTTGAACTTGACTGTCTGTTAATTTATCGCCGGCCATCGTGATTATATAAAGATTATATGTTCATAAATAGTTATGAACGTTTAAAACGTTTCTTTTGTTCTTTCAGTTCCTGGGATTTAGGTGAGTACTTCCATTGGTTCTTGTTATACCTTCTGATGAGCTTTAACATATCATGTTTCCATCCCATCTCTGCAAAAACTTCAGATGAGTTAACATTGGTCCCACCCAGATAATATATAAAGTTGTTTGCCGTCACTGCAGGTGTTAACACACTTACCCTCCATGAATTGATAGCCCTTCCATAAGATGTTATGAATATATGCTCATAACCCTCTACAGGTACCTCTACATACTTCTCTCCCTTTGTTAGAAGGGTTCTAAGAACTTTTTTATTCTGTCTTGGACCTTTTATGTCTTTTTCAGTAAAGAACGGGACAGACAGGTTATTGTATATGATGTGTTCTATACGTTCGTAATCTTGTTGGGTTAGATATTGTCCTCGTCTTGTTTTTCCTGGTTTTTTGTCCATACGTGATGCTTGTTATCCACTTGTTCTTTTAAAGATCGAAGTTCACATGAACAATCACGTCTTCTTTCTTTATCCCATCCATTCAACAGCATCTCTGCTTTGTAGTAGGCATCAAGGGTTTCTTTTCTTAAAGTTTTGTTTTTAAATGCAGGAAAAGCTACATATAACCATTCCCTATCCATTTCATTCATACCATGCTTCGATTTTATCGATTGAAAAATTGATAAGATATCCTATATAAGAGCAAAGGGCTGCCCCGATGAGAACTTCTGGCAAAAGAATAAAAGTAAAATCTGAGTATAGATAGCCAACCTGGAAGGTTAGAAAAAGCCAGAAACTCATACACTTGGAACAATTTAAAACTTTATCTGACAACGTATATAATAAGGCAGAAATTGTAGATAAACCTTCGATAAAGCTCCTCTTCGCTCTTTGTATAGGAAGGAACCAATGTGCTATCATGTTTCCAAGGATAGCGATCCCTATAATATTAAATATATATTCACCCATCATTTTTGCAGCTCTTGAAGATATCTCCTCACCTCAGCTCTTACAAGCCTGGTTAGATTGGCTTTTTCAAGATTTAATTTTGAGGCAAGGGATGCTCTTCTCTTCTTCTTACGGGTTTGAATGTATTTTTTGATCTTACCCTCAAAGATAGCATACAAAAGAGCTATCATTAAGATAATGTTAAGATATATACTTACGTAAAATACTTCTTGCATAATTTTTGTAATTTTTTTTGTAGGTCTTTAGAATCTTTCGAAAGACTTGAGTATGAAATATTATACCTCTCAGATATAGATGCATAGGTCTCACCATCTATAAGAATCCTTTTCAGTAGCATCTTTTCATAAGGGTTAAGTTTTTCTGTATGATGTTTTAAACATTTGTATACAGGATGGTTTTTAGGTAGATCTTCTTCTATAAAAGGTTTAGATAAAGCTACGTTTTTTCCTCCGTAAGCAAAATTATCATAAAAGTCTCTTTGCTTTTCGTTATGTTTTCTGTAGTAATGATAAAAATGAGATGAGCCTGATTTAAGCTGAAGACC